TCATGCCTCCCTGATTTGAACGAAGTCCAGGATCTCAGCTGCATCCTGTAGGTGATCGGGCGCGAATCTGGCGTATGTCTGGTAGGTGATGGCAACATTGGAGTGCCCTAGGTACTGCGCGACTTTCTCCAGCGGAACGCCGTTTGATACCATAGCAACCGCGCTGGAATGCCGAATCGTGTGTAGGGTCACTCCGTCAAGTTCGGCCCTACGGCAGGCCGCCTCAAACCCTTTCCGAATGTTCTTCACCTTGCCGCCAGCATATTCGACCACATAGTCGCTGAGTGCGGCGTCATGAGCGGTTTGTAGCGCGGCCCGGATCCCAGAGTTCATCGGGACAATGGCACGGCCCTTGCGGGTATTCGAGTCGTCAAGGCGCAGATTGATGATCCCGCGCTGGAAGTCTACCCGTTCCCATGTCAGGTCCAGAACGGCACCGATCCGCCCGGCAGTTGCGAAGAGCAGATGTATAGCCAGGGCGATATGTGGCGCGGATGCTGCGTCGATAAGGGCCGCGATTTCTTCCTTTTCGAGATACCGTTCTTTTGGCGTCGGCTTGGCCGGGCGCTCGATGGATGGGGCCTTGTCGATGATCCGCTCCTTCACGGCAAAGCGCATTGCGCTGCGAAGGTGGCCGAGTTCCGTGTGAATGGTGCCCTGCGATTTACCGTCGGCAGTGCGATTGGTCACATACTTGCGGCAGAGGGACGTGGTGATCTGATCGGGCCGATATGCACCGAAGTGCGCTAGAACAGCCTTCCCGGTGTAGCCCATCGTCTTGGCTGTGGGTTTTTCTCCAAGGTCTTGGCGGTAAGCTTCCCAGATGTCAGCAACCGTGTCTCTTCCCCGGCGTTGGTCGAGTGTCTCGCGCCGGTATACATCTATCGCTTCTGGCTCGGCTTCCTCTCGGGTGCATGCCTTAAGGCTATAACGTCTTCGCTTGCCGCCTTCATGCCAATAGACGCAGAATCCGCCCCTGAAACGTCCGATGCTGATGTCTGGCATTGCTCCATTTCCTCCACCACAGTCGCTGGGATTCTGTATAGGCGTCCCAGTCGGAAGTGTTTTAGTTCGCCTTGGTTGCACATATTTCGAATAGTGGTAGCACTTACGTCCCACCGATGGCCAAGGGTTTCGGGGGTGAACGGTGTCGATCGTCCCATCAAGCGGCCTCCTTCTTCTGGTCCCGTGCGGCGTCCCGTGCGGCTGCCCATTTTGTGACCGCCTTGCGCAGATCGGCCGGGCGCCACATCGGGCGAGCAGCTGCTTGCTGTTCCATCAGTTATCCTCCCTTCGGCGTGAAGCACCCTGCAATGCGGAATGCCTCTGTCATTTCTTTGGTTGGCTTCACGGTGCTGATTTTCTCGCCTGCGACATAGTACAGCCAGCGCTTGCCGTTTGATCCGCGGGCCCGTGCGATCGATCCAGCCGCCATCAGCCCGGTCATGGTCCGTGTCGCGTCAATTTCGTCCCATAGGGTGCCGTTCATAACCTTCTGGCCCTTGGCGTTCAGGATCTGGACCCGGATTGCCCTGCGATTGTGGTTGGGGGCCGGGTCAGTCATTGGGGGTCCAGTGCTGCTTTGATGCGGGCTTCGTTGTGCTTGTTGGCCCATTCAACGGCGCGATCAAATCCGCGAATGTCTCGACAGATAACCTTGCCGTGAAACCTCACGCGGAAAAGATCGTCTCTGGTGTGAGCGACTTGGTAGCCATCCTTGTTACCCCAGTAACCATTGCGGCGCTCTGGCATATCCAACGGCTTGACCTTCACCCCATCCGCGCTTTCACGGGCTTGGCGGTAGGCGGTGAGTTGGGCTCGGTCTTGCTCCAACTCCATCATGAACTTGTCCCGCCATTGTTCTGGAAGTGACACATTGTTGATGACGAAGGCCATATTATCGCCTTGCCTGTCCATAGCCTCCGCCAGCGCATCCGCTGCTTTAATCAGATCGGTCATTGCGGGTGTCCTCTGTTGTCATTGCTCGGGTCATCCATTGTCACGCGCTGGACGGCCTTCTCATCAACGCTCACATCAGCGCTGCGCAGGAGCCGCAGAAGGCTGTCGCAGTAGGCCATATGAACCGGGCTAGCCTTCCCCTCTATCAAGGCCGACAGCGCAGGCGCGTAAGCCATCAGGGCGTTGTCTCCCCGGATGAAGACACCCGGCCAGTCATCGCCTTCTTGGATCTTTCCGGTTTCTAGTCGGGTCATCACCCTTCCCCCTCTGCGCTGGTGGACTTGAGGGCGCGGATCTGGTTGCTGATCACCACGGCAGCATCACCTTCCGCATCCTCCCAACTGCCAGCGTTTGAGATTGCTTGTTCAGCAGCCTCCTCCAGCGCCTCATCCCGTGCCGCCTGCAGCTGGGCGCGGAGGGCGTCGCGTTCATCCTCCAGATCCTTGGCAAGCACCATCTTCCCGTCGCGCCCAATGTAGGAGTAGCTGTCAACTGCCTTACGGAGGGCGTCGCGCTCGGCCTTGCATTCGTGGATAGCCTGCCGAGAAACCAGCACCATAACGCCGTCTTCGTCAGCCTGTTGGTAGTTCATCAGGGCGTCCCATGCCGCCTCTTTGCTTGTGTCAGTCATGGTTCCCATCCAAACCGTCGCAGAATTTATTGGCGGCAGTGCACGTCATATTCCCCATCACCTCGCCTGTAGCCAGATGGTAGACCTCACGCCCAGAAGCGCGGGGGTCTGAGGTTGGCCGGTGTCCGTACCCCAATCTCCGAAGGCGGTTTGTTGTGGTTTCCTTTGCCATGTGCGTTCTCCGTTCAGCGAGGGACGACGGTTCCGTCTACCTTGCGCTTCCATTTGCTGTTTCTGGATCCGGGCAGGGTGCCTTTGGGCTTGCTTGACCCATTGTGCTTGGCAGCTACGCGCTTGCACTTGGCGATGGCCGGCGCGTCCTCTTTCGCTGTCTTGGCCCGATGGCAGCGCTCATGCGCCGGCCGCAGGTTCTCGTCGCTGTCGTCGCCGCTGATCTCCAGCGGGATAACGTGGTCTGCGTCCCAGCGTTCACGGGTTCCGTCGATCTGTTCGCCGCAGATATGACAGACGCCGTTTGCAGCCGCGAAAATGCGGGCGCGGCGGGTTGTGTTCATGCGGCGGCGGTTCATTGCTCTGACCCCATCCAGCCCGCACGCTTTGCCTCGCGCCACTCGACGCCATGGCGGGTGCCATATTCATAGATCACCTCGATCAGATCCCGCATTTGGGCCACGCTGAGCTTTGATGAGCGAAAGCCGATGGGGAAGGGGCCAGATCCGTCCAGGCCTTCCGCAAACTGGACCTGATGGCCGAGGCTCTGCATAAATGCTGATTTCCACGTGTCCTCTGTCCACTGGCGACCCTCAGGCTTGGCTTTCGCCACATCGTGGAGCATCGCCCAAAGCTTGCGGTTCTGCGGCTCAGAGCGCTTTTCAGCCGTGATCGTGACAACCGCGCGGTCTGGTGCTTGAGCAAGGGCCGCAGCGGCGTAGTCACGTTGACTGCGGCCCACAAGGTAGATCGTCGGCATTTCACCCACTCCCCGCCATCGACCACTCAGCGGCCATGACCTGCTTGATATGGTCCAAGTCCTCACCTGTGCGGGTGGCGGTTTCCTCAAGACACGTCTGAACCGTGTCCTCGCAGAGAAAGGAAACCAGCCGCCTGGCTTCGCTTTCTACTTGCGCGTAGGTTTCGCGGATCTGCTTGGGGGTTGCCATTAGAACGCTTCCTGATCCTGCCAGACCTTTACGCCATTGATCGCCCGGGCCTTATGGTTCCGGCGAACGTAGTCCTCAATGAATGTTGTCATGGCGCCCCGATCGTTCTTCGCGATATCGTGCAGCGCTGCCCGGTGATCGGTGATCTCGTAACGGGTAACGGCGCGCAGACCTTTGACGCTATTTATGTCCTTCCGGGCGGCCTGCGCGGCTTTTTCGGCTTCCTGGGCAGCGCGCCGGGCCTCCTCGGCTTCCCGCTGCTCCTCAATGTTCGCGGTGTCGGCCGCAGCAGCCTTGGCCTCAGCCTCCTTGCGAGCTTTCTCGGCAGCTTCCCATGCTGCGCGCTCGGTGGCGCGCTTCTCTTCGGCCAGCTTGCGCTTGAACCCGTCAACCAAAGAAGCCAGCCCCTTTGCCATGCGGTCCAGATCGTCAATTGTCGGCTTGTAGCGGGCCAGTGCCGCCTTCCACGCGTCGTGCAGCGGCGCACTTTCCGACTTTTGCGCGGCGGTCACGTCCTTCTTTGCGGCCTTGATCTGCTTAGCGATGGCGTCGACCGCTTTCATCTGGTCCTCGTTGGTGACAGCCTCGCCGTCCAGCCAACTTTCCGCCTCGGTGATGAAGTCGCCGTAGGGGGCGAGAGCTTCGTCCAGCGGGTCCGGCGGGTTGTTCCCGCCGATCTGAGCGTGTGCGTTCATTGGTCAAATCTCCTCAGTACGGAATCTCGTCGTCATCAACGAGGGTGGACGGGGCGGTCTTGTTGGCCTTGTTCCAAGTCTCGATTTCGGCCTCGACGCGCGCGGCGAACTCGGGGGCCTCTTTCTTCAGCCGGGGGAAATCCTGCTGAAACTGCGGCGAGGCTTGGACCGCATCTGCGCCGTTCTTGCGGATTGCGGTAATCATCTGGTCTGATGCGCGCTCGGCCGGCGAAACCTGTTGTTGCTGCTGTGAGGCATGCTGCTGGCGCGAAGCACCGGTGTGCGGTGCTGCGGATTGGCCGTCATCATCGACCTCAGCGGACAAGCCCAATGCGGCCTTCAGCGTGTACCGCTGCAAGTAGGTCACTGCGCTGCCAACGGCCTGAAAGCTGTTCTTGCTGCCAGAGCTGTCAGGCGCGCCAGAAAGGGTTGTTTCCTCCGCATGACCTTCTGCATGCGCAATGATGCAGGTTACACGAACACCGCCTTGCCCCTGTTCGGTGCGAAAGCGATAGGAGAGGCCGTAGCGGGCCAAAATGGGATCAATGACTTTCGCAATACCAGCAAGGGTTTCGTGCTGGTAATGGGTCCGCCCCTTGTTGCTGGTGAAGTCAACCGTGGCATCTTTCACGATTGGAGGAATTTCAGCGCGAGCTTCGGAGAGGGCCCGGGCAAAAGCGACACGCGCGCCATTCGCCTCCATGCGCTCTTTCATCGCCAGCATCCGTTCCAACTTGTCCAGGTCTGCATCCGGGTTGAGGACAACACGCTCGATCATGGAGATCATCGGATCTGCGACCGGGGCGGCAACATCTTGAGGCTGGATTTGGGCAACTTGGTTCATTGTCTCACCTTTCGGAAAAGACCCCCGGCGCGATATGGGACAGGATGCGCCGGGGGAGAGTTGGCCGCGCGGCGGTATAAGCGCGGCTCGGGGAGGTTCAGATTGCAGTGCCGGCCATCCACGCGATCAGGCGAAGAAAGGGGCCTGCAGCGAGATAAGCGCCAGCCGCGCAGAGGAATGCGAGGAACCAGACACCACAGACGAACGCTGCGGTCATTTCCTCATGAAAGCGCTCCTGGTCAGCCTCACTGTTTAGGGCCTCGAAGGCGTCAGCGACGCAGCCGGGATTGCCAGTTTTCAGCCCCCGGCGGGGTCCGCGTGAGTGTGGGTGGGACTGAGGGTCCGCCGGGGTGGGCGCTGCCTCGCGGCGCGCCAAGTCGATGTTCGGGACATGGCGGTTCATCGGGCCATCTCCTGCACATTGTGGTTGAGTTCGTCAGCCATGCGAAGAAAGGCCGAAATGCCTGCCGCTGTTGCGCCGTGGTGGTTCGTCTTGTCGCCGTTCTTGCGGGCGAACTCGGCGATCACCATGGATTGCTGCACCTCTTGCGCGAGGCGTCCAATCTCAGCGTGATCAAGATCATGGTAGTCTACGGGAAGGCTCATCATCGTTACTCCGCTGCAATCTGTGTGATGGGCGAAACCGCGCGGGAGGCAGAGAATACGTCTGCCGCTGTAATCGCGGGATCGAAGTAGATGCGGCGCGCCTCTGCGGCGGCCTGTTCGGGAGTTGCGCCAGTCGGCATCCAGAATGAACGACGCAGGCGATGCGCCTGAACGGCCATCTTCGCCCAGACAGTGCGGTCAAGCAGCCATTCCTCTTGATCGTCAGCACCTTCACGCCAGCCCAGATCGAATGTCTCGGCTTCCGCCTGCTGCAGGGCCTCGATTTCAAGCGCCAGCTCGTATGCGTCCGCGCTGTCATCCATGCCCATCAGGACAGCGGCGCGCTGCGTGACAGCTGCCTGCGCATTCCAGCCCAGGCGGATGTTCATCAGATCGGTTTTGAAGGCGCTGTCTTGCATGTCGGCTCTCCCTTGCTTGAGAATCGTTTTACATAATGTGAAATACGAGCGCAAGAGAAAAATTCACATAGTGTAAATTGTCGAATGACCTCCACCGCCAGACGTGCTATACGGGTGGTGTCAGCCTGATTGGGCTGGATGGAATCTGAGGTGAAAGCACGCGCAAGATGGTAGGGGAGGCCGAAACCTCCCCTGGGTATCAGAACAGCTTTTCAGCTATGATGATGAGCCCGACAATGATGGTGAATAGATCTGCCACCATTGCCACCGCCAAACAAAACCGCATGGGGAATCCCTTCGGTGTGTTGCTTGACCGGTCAAGCGTGTCGCCACACTCAGTACTTCTATCCCGCCCTTGCGAGGCGGCTTGGCTTAGGAGTGTGCACCCTCCTTTGCCGGTCGGCCTTCGATCAATCAGCGTCCCGCTGACAACCGTGGCCTTAGCCTCTCGCAGCTAACGAGAGACACAGGGCCGCAAAGCCCTAAGCCGGGTTCGGGGTGTCGCCGTTTGAGGGCGATTCCGTTCCCGGCCTAGGGCCATCTTATCAGGCTGGTGTGCAGCGCGGGCAAAAAGAAACCCCAGCACAAGGGCCGGGGTCAAGGAGTGTAGGGTGGTCACTCCGGAGGTGCTCATAAACTTCGCTGCCAAACGTCTCAGGAAGAGGTCAGGCAAGATCAATATGCAGGCAGAGTGGTTAACGATTGGTTAATGGCGCGGGCAAAGAAAAACCCCGCCGGAGCGGGGTGGGAACTTTTGGAGGGGGCAGTTAACTCGCAACGCGCAACTGTGCATGGACGTCAGGTCGCTCACTGGGTTTTAGGCGCGCCTTGGCCGGCTTCAGAACTTGTCGCAGAGCCTGAGCCGTCAGGATCTTCTCCATTTGGTTGTCTTGAGCTGGCTTCTCCAGTTGGGGCCTCTTGCCCGCAATGCGGTCAGTTCTCCGGCCGACCCCATCGAGGCGCTTCTAGAGGTCGGGGATCAAAGCACACGCGCTCCGAAGCCGATGGCTGCAAGGGCAAGGCCAAGCAGGGTAGCGTTGAGCGCTAGAACAGCCCAATGGCCTGGCTTGCTATCTAGCTTTTCCTCGATGCGCGCAAGTGTAACCTCGATTGAGGTCAAGCGACCCTCAACGCGGTCCATTTTGTCCTCAAGGCGTGATACACGTGCCTCCATACCGTCGAATGTGCCGCCTCCGTCCCCGGATTTCAAGCCTGGATCAAACTGGGGGTCATCTATCGATACTGGATAGCTTACGGGCGCGTCAGGGAGTTTGCTCAATCCTCTTCTCCCAGCTTCTCAATTTGATATTCGTTCATCATCTTCGCAATAGTGAAGATTTTTTCACATTCCCTCTCGAACGTCCCGTCCGTAAAGAGCTTGCTGTCTACCTCTTCTTGGATTTGTTTCGACGTCTTGAACATCAAACCCTGCAGGATGGATGCGTCTTGTTTAGCTAGCACAGCAATCCAGAGGTTGATATTTTCTATTGTCTCTTCGAGCGTTGCTATTCGCGCCTTAAGCTCTTCAATTTCCTTGGTCACCTCTTCCTCACAAACTCTACGGGCCAATGCAACCTGACGCGGGCGGCCCACTTCAGGCGCACATTCCACATGTTCGCACCGGTGGGGTTCAGCGAGATCAGGTGAAACAGCCCCGGCTCATCTCCGGCTTTGACTTGCTTGACCCAACCCATGTCGTCCGCATCCTCGCAAACGCAGCGATGTCCAATGACGTCGCTTGGCACACTGTCGTGTCCGTTCCGGCTGTAAAACAGCAGATCCCCGGCGGAATATACCGGCTCCATGCTGTCGCCCTCGACCTCAACGGCGACAATGCCGTGCGGAGATAGGCCGGGTGGGCACTCGACCTGCGGGCCATCGCCCTTTTCGTAGGCATCAAACACAGGCACCTGCGCACCGGCGCCGACTTTTCCAGCTACTGCGATGGTTGGGCGATCCTCGATGATGAGATCCGAAACGGCAACGCCTAGAATGTTGGCGATACCTTCCAAGTAGGTCTCATTCATGCGGCGCTTACCTTTCTCCAGGCCATTGTAGAGGCCCGTAGAAATTTCAAGCCGGTCAGCCATGTCCTCTTGGGTCATGCCAGCCGCAAGGCGTTTTTCACGTATGCTGAATCTCATGCCAACCCTATGGGGCATGTGCGGTATGCGATCCATGTACATTATGTAAAAAATCCCTTGCTGTAAAAATTCACATAAAGTAAAAGTTCAGTATGGATATCACCGAACACATCAACGCAAATGGGCTCTCGCGGGACAAAATCTGCGAGCAAGCCGGTATTTCCCGGCCATTCTTGAGCCTGATCGAGCGGAAGGAACGCAGCCCCGGCCCCAAAACGGTCGGGCGGCTGGCGAAGGCTCTTGGTGTCACTGTCGGAGACTTGCGACCGGATTTGGCGGGTCTCTTTGGAGACGCCGCCTAACCCTTCCTCTCTGCCAATCACTGCTTCCATGCCTCCAACTTGGGCGCAGATCGAAAGGATTGCCATGACAAACGAAACTGTCATTCCGCAGGATCTTGCGATCCGCAAACTGGAGGACGCCCTGCGCCTCCGCGTCGGTCGAGGCCGCCGGTACAGCTTTGCCGGCCTTGCCGATGCAACAGGGATCAAGACGCGGACACTGGAAAGCTACGTGCAGGGGGCGTCACCGTCCCTCGCGAACCTTCTTTCCCTCTGTGCTGTTCTCGGCCCTGGCTTCACCAGCGACCTGCTGTCTGTCGCAGGTCAGAGCGCCAAGGAAGGCACGACGGATGATCCGGAGCATATGCGGATGCTCAGTGTGCTAACCGGCTTCTCCCACCAACTGGCCGAGGCCGTCGAGGATGGTCACGTAGACCACCGCGAGGCCGCGCAACTGCAACCAGTCGCTCAGCGAGTAATTGACCTTGCAGAGCCAATCGCGCGCGGGAACAGGGGGCAGGGCAATGACTGACCCCACCCTTGCCGCCATCGGTCGACAGAAATCATCTGCCTGCCTCTACGCGCTGCGCATCCACCTGCGCCGTGACGGGAAATGGTCGGAAGATCTGCACAACCCCGCATTCGACGCCAAGACAGTGAAGCTGGAGGCGGGGTGGGCGAAATGAACAAGTTCAACGCAGTTGCAGTCACCGTTGACGGAATCCGCTTTGCCAGCCTGAAAGAGGCCCGCCGCTGGGGTCAGCTTCGTCTTTTGGAGGAGGGTGGGGAGATCCGCAACCTCCGCCGCCAAGTGCGCATCGACCTTGAGGGAAAGAACGGCCCGCTGCGCACTCGAACCGGGCGTCAAATGCGGTTGACCGTCGATTTTGCCTACGAGGACAAGCGCCTGAACTGGGCTGAGGTCTACGAGGACAGCAAGGGCGCAATCACACGAGATTACGAGGTTCGTCGCGCCGTGGCGCAGGCGATGGGAATTGAGGTTATCGAGACATGATCCGTATCGATCATATCCGCATGGACGGCGGCACCCAGTCGCGCGCCCAAATCAACGACGAAACCGTGGCAGAATATGCCGAGGCGATGGCAGACCCAAACTGCGTGTTTCCACCGGCAATCGTTTACTATGACGGAAAGGATTACTGGCTGGCAGATGGCTTCCATCGGGTGGCTGCGTGGTCCCGTGTCGGGCGCGTCGAGGTGCCAGCAGATGTGCGCCAAGGCACGCGTCGCGCCGCCATCCTGCATTCGTGCGGTGCCAACGCGGCCCACGGCCTGCGCCGCACCAATGACGACAAGCGCCGCGCCGTGATGACCCTGCTTGAGGATGGCGAGTGGGCCAACTGGTCGGACCGCCAGATTGCCCGCCAGTGCGGCGTTTCCCAGCCATTTGTTTCCAAGATGCGGACCAGTCTATCTGATAACGGTTATCAGATGGCAGAGGCGCGCACTGTCGTGCGCAACGGCACCACATACCAGCAGAACACAGCGAATATCGGCAAGCGCGAGCCTGCCGAGACGCCGGACGCAGAAGAGCAGGGGCAACCTGCCATGTCCGGTAAGGAGGTCAACTGTCAACCGAAGTCATCGGAAGAGCGCGAAGAATCCGCATCCCGTCAACCGGAAGAGACGAAACGTGAACCGGACCCGCAGGCGGAAGCCCGCAAGGGCCTGTCCGGTCTGACGCGAGAAGGTCTTGAAGACGAGATTGTGGGACTTCGCGCTGAGAATGCCGAACTGCGCGAAAAGCTGGCAATGGTCCAGGTCGAGCGTGATCGCTTCAAGTTCGCGAACAAGGATCTGTCCTCCAGCGATCATGGCGCAACCATCAGCCGCATTCAGAAGCAGCTACAGGCGGCGAAATATGCGCGAGACGAGGCTATGAGCGCCACGAAGCGCGAAGAATACAAGCGCAAGAAAGCTGAAAAAGAACTTGCCAGGATCATGGGGCAGGAGATCGCGCTATGAGCATTCTCGACCGCATCAGGGCGAATGGCGGGGAGGTCATTCGTGATCGCTACCGCATCAGCATTCGGCGCGGTCGACTGTCTGACAAGGCCCTCGCTTGGGTCTCCGCCCACAAAGACGAACTGATCCGAGAGATATGGCCCGAATACGACGATTGGCTGGAGCGTGCAGCTATCCGCGAATTCGACGGCGGGCAAAGCCGAGATGAAGCCAACGAAGCAGCCTATGATGAGGTGATTGCCTATGTTTGACCTTTTGAGCCAAGCCGAAGCCAAAGAGATCAATCTTCGAGACTATCAGTCTGACGCAATCGAGGGGCTGCGTAATTGCATTCGACAGGGGAAGCGGAAAACAGTTCTTTGCGCAGGTACAGGGGCCGGCAAGACTGTCATGGCCTCTCACCTGCTACATGAGGCTGACCGCAAAGGTTCATACTCCCTAATCCTCGTGGATCGCGTTGCGCTTGTGAACCAGACCAGTGCCACGCTTGACGAATATGGCATCCGGCACGGCATCTTGCAGGGTATTAACCCACGATATGATCCGTATCAGAACGTTCAGGTTTGCAGCATTCAGACGCTGGCACGGCGCATGTTGCCCCGCTCTCCATCCCTCATTGTGTATGACGAATGCCATGCTCAATATCGGTCTACACTGGAATACATCGCCAAGCAGTCGCAAGCTGTTGTCGTCGGCCTGACTGCCACGCCTTTCACAAAGGGCATGGGGCAACATTGGGATGATGTGGTCAATGTGATCCCGACGCGAAAGCTGATCGAAGGCGGCCACCTGATCGAACCAACGATCTACGTTGCACGGTCTCCCGACGACAGCCAGCTTGGCCGGAATAGCTATGGCGAATTCAGCGACAGCAGCGCCAGCGCCGCCGGTATCGAAATTGTGGGTGACGTGGTTTCCGAGTGGATCGCGAAAACCGGCGAGCATTTTGGAGGCCCTGTCAAAACCATCGTTTTCAGTCCGACTGTTGAGCATGGGCGTGAGATGTGTGCTGCATTCAAAGCAGCAGGATACAATTTCCAGCAGGTCTCCTACCTCGACCATGACGATGATGAGCGTGCGGCAAAGATTGCGGAATTTCGCAAGCCTGATAGCGAAATCCACGGGCTGATTTCCTGCGGGGTTCTGACGAAAGGCTTTGATGTCCCAGATGTCGGATGCGGAATCTCCTGCAAGCCATACCGCAAGAGCCTTTCGAGCCACATGCAAGAAATCGGCCGCGTGATGCGATCACACAAAGAAAGCGGCAAGGACAAGGCTCTTTGGCTTTGCCACAGCGGCAACGTCGAGCGGTTCTCCCTTGATACATACGATGTTTGGGAAAACGGGTGCGGCCCGCTGGATGCTGCCGAAAAGCGGGACAGCAAGGCGCGTGAGCGCAACTCGGAAGAGCGTGAGAAGGTCGTTTGCCCTGAGTGTTCAGGCGCGCTGAGAGGTAGCACCTGCACCGCATGTGGTTGGGAAAAGCCTGCGCGATCTGGCGTCCATGCCGTCGACGGCGAAATGCATGAGTTCCACCTTGGCAGCTCTGGTATGCAGCCCCGCGCTGGCCTTCGCGCTGCGTGTCTTTCGGACCCCCGCAAGGTTTGGGAAGGCGCGCTTGCCTTCACCAGCGAACGAAGCGCCAAAGGTGAGCAACATGCCCGCCGATGGGCATACGGTATATTCTCCGGCATCTATCCGGGCCAGAAATTGCCGCGAGGATGGTTTGACAGCCCTATCCGATCAACGGTCGACCCCGCTGCATACGCGCTTGCAGAGCGTGAGGTGAAAAGGTTCCGCAAGGGCAGCAAGCGGGGTGCAGCATGACGGCACATGCCCGCATTGATGCCCAGGAAGCGCAGAACGCTGCTCAGTGGGCTGCTTGCTGCCGCGCACTCCAGATGGCAATAGACGCGGCTGAGACCCTCCCTGACGGCCAAAAGGCCATCGGTGAGGCATTGTGCGCCGCACTGGAAACCGTAGGCGCTGGTGCGCCTCGGTATGAGCTATTTGGAAACCTCCGAGATGATGCGCAGTGGTGGGCTGATACAGCCACGCCAGTAGAGGTCGAGCTGTACGCCGCCGCTGCGCTCAAGCGCATTCACAAAGCCACATTCGCCACCAGAGCGCGGAAGCGGATCTTCATGGCGCTTTGGTCGGAGTTCACGCCGCAGGAGCGCAGTGCGTTTCTAGCGAAGGTCAACGGAGAAGGGGGCTAAAAACGTGACCCCGCGCACGTGACGCGGGGCCTAATCAGCGGTCGGTTATCGTTCCTGGAGGGACAGACGGTGGCGCTGATTGAGGACAGCCTACCATGGGGCGGGATCATAGGCAAAGCGCAGTCCGAAAGAGAGAAGCGCGATCCCCGGCACAGTGGCAATCGTGTCGAAAGTAGCTCTCGACGGTCTGGGGGATGTCACCCAATCAGACTGGCCCTAAGCGGCGGCCCGGCTCCGGCTAGCAAGATCGCGGTGGGCATAGGGACTAACCTCAGCAGTCGCTGGGGCTAGTCGTCCTATGCCCATCACAACGACCCTCTCCAACCAGCAATTACAGAGCAACAGTAGAGACAGTAGAGATAGGACAGCAAATTGGCAGGCAGCTTGAACAAGGTAATGATCATCGGCAACCTTGGCCGCGATCCCGAAGTGCGCAGCTTCCAGAACGGCGGCAAGGTCTGCAACCTGCGGATCGCGACCTCTGAAACCTGGAAAGACCGCAACACGGGCGAACGCCGCGAAAAGACCGAATGGCATTCTGTTTCGATCTTTTCCGAAGGCTTGGTGCGCGTGGCCGAGCAATACCTACGCAAAGGGGCAAAGGTCTATGTCGAAGGCCAGCTGCAGACCCGCAAGTGGCAGGACCAGAGCGGGCAGGACCGCTACTCCACGGAGGTGGTCCTGCAGGGGCTTGGTAGCAAGCTGGTCATGCTGGACGGCCGCAACGGCGGCTCTGGGGATGGTCAGGGAGGCTACGGGGGCAATCAGGACAATGGCGGCTACGGAACCAGTTCCGGTCAGGGCGATCAATACGGCGGCAGCCACAACATCGATGATGACGAGATCCCGTTCTGAGGGACGCGGCATAATAGGCAGGAGGAAAGCAGCAATGACTAACACATATGCGATCAACACCACGCGCGGCAAAGAGTTTGAGGTAGAGCAGGAGCTGCGCAGCAATGGCTTGAAGCCCTGGGCGCCGCGACGACTGGATAGCCGGTATGTCAAGGAAAAGCGGGAAACTGTTTGGTATGACCGTCCATACGTTCCGAAGCTGCTGTTCTGTGTTGTGCCGGCGATCTACTGGCGGGATGTGGTGGAGCTGAAGCATGTGATCGGTAAGCCCATCAAGCTTTCGCGCCTCGACATCGAAGGGGACCGCTCACGCGGCGCACCGGGCCTGCGTGACTTCAAGGCGGCAGTCGGGGCCGAATACGCCGACGCCAGCCGCCGCAAGGAAAACAGCGAGTATCAATGTCAGTACGAGCCAGGGCAGGCGTTGGAGTTGCTGGCCGGCACCTTTGAGGGCTTCCCAGCCACATTCAAGGACGTGATCAGGCGAGCCCACGACGAATACGCCAAGCTGCGGGTTTCCGTGGAGATGTTCGGGCGTGAGGTGCTGGCCGAGATCGATCCGGACAAAGTGAAGGGGGCGGCGTGATGAGCAAGCAACTTGACGATGACGGGTATCGGGTCATTCCGCCGCGGCGAGAGCAACCGCAAGAGCGTGGGGTGAAGTGTGGCGTTTGCGGTATGAAGTTCGAGCACGGGCGGGCCTATGGGTTCTGGTGCGCTAATACCGAATGCCCGATGCAGTCACATACAACCTCTTGATGCATCCGCAAGATGTGGTATATTTGGCGGCAAGAAGTCCGCGGGATCGGAGGGGTTAAGTCCCCCCACGCGGACAAGGGCCAAGCATAAACAACAAGGATGCGCCCTAAGTGCTCTGGAGAAGGCGATAGCCGGAAGCCGGAGCAGCGCAGCTACAGGTATGACTAGGCACATTCGAAAAAAGAGCAAGTCCCTCGCCCAGGCGAGGCATGAAGCTGCCAACGGCCCGGACTTCAAGACTGGCGCAGGTGTGCCGGTCAAGCCCTGGAACCAGGCAAACACCCGCAAGTATTCGAGAGCAATACCGGATGGATTGGAGCCATTGATGCTCCAAGCGTATCATCAGCTCGGCGAGCGGCGGTTCAAGTCGCCTGGCAGCATTCGAACGATGCAGAGGAAGAATTCGGACCCGTCCAAGTGCTACAAGGCGGCTTGGCTTTCAGAGAGGCGGGAATTTGGCGAGGATCGGTGCCTTCTATTCCCTGGCTTTGTCCCGCATCGCACTGTCCGGGTGAAGTTCAACTACCGCAATATGGCTGCTTCTGAAGCGATGTGCCTCATGGTGCACGGGATGCCACCATCCGACGAACATGTCACTGCGCACAAATGCGGGAACGGGCACTTGTCCTGCGTCAATCCTAAGCATCTGTATTGGGCGGACGCCAAGCAGAACGCCCGTGACCGAGTTTTGCACGATGCGAATACACCGCAGATTGAGGGTATCACTGCAGCCGATCTGGAGGCGATATCTCAGGACGGGCGGTTGAATGCGGTGATAGCCTGGGAATTCGGAGTTCCGGTTTCCCAGGTCAAAGAGATCAAGGCCCAAGCGCAGGGCTAACAGGCGGCAAAAGACCGGGCTTTATAGCCGCAGATGATCCCGGCCCGCGCTCAAATCACACCCCCACACCATTCCTCCCCAGTACCGCCCGCCACTGGTCAAAGCCCTGCATGCGCGAGAGCGTCAACAGCAAGGTGTAGAGGGGTCATGGCATAACCTGCTGAATGCAGGGCGGCGGGAACAGTTGCACAAATAGAACCAGTGCACCGAGGGTTGATAACCGATTAGGTGCGGCTTGGTTTAACTATCTCAATAAAAACACTTAGCAAGAGGCAGTGACCGCTCAAACCGGCGCTGATGAGCGATATGGCAGACCGAGACGAAAAGGGCAGATACCTGCCGGAACATGCGGAGGGCGGTCCAGGTCGAAAGTCTCTCTATGACGAGAGCATGAATGAGCAGGCGACTAAGCTGGCACTCCTCGGCATGACTGATGAGGAGATGGCGCGGTTCTTTGGCGTGACACCTCAGACCTTCTACAACTGGATGAACCAGTTCCCCGCATTTTTTGAGGCGGTTCATGCTGGGAAGGACGTTGCTGACGCCGAGGTGGCCCACAGCCTGTACAAGAAGGCAACAGGGATCACCTATCAAGTCGAGCGCCTTCGGAAGAACAAAGAAGGTGAAAGCGAGATTGTGAGGCTTAGTGTCTATGAGCCCCCTGACACCGCAGCCATGAAGCAGTGGCTTTCCAATCGTCGCCGCCAAAACTGGTCTGATAAAATTGAGGTGGATGCCACCACCACAGTAATCCGCAAGACTGTGTACGAGGCCAAACCTGACTGAGGTAGAGCTGGAGTTCCGGGTCCGGTGGTATCAGCAGCAGTTCCACCGCGCACTTGTCGAACGCACGCATGACCGCCTCATGGCAATCTGGCACCGGCGCGCTGGTAAGGACGAGATTGTCCTTAACGCAATATCGGAGCTGTCGGAATCGAAAGTCGGAGCCTATTGGCACTGCTTCCCGGAGTATAAGCAGGCCCGCAAGGCCATCTGGAACGGCATCAACCCGCGCACTGGTCAGAGGCGCATTTTCGACGCCTTCCACCCGTCGACCATCGTTCGGATGCAGGACGACGATATGTTTATCGAGCTGTCCAGCGGATCGACGTTCCAGCTGCTGGGATCAGATCGGTATGACGCCACGGTAGGGTCTGGTCCTGTTGGGATTGCCTATTCAGAGTGGGCCCTCAGCAATCCGAGCGCTTGGGCATACCATTCGCCAATGATCCGAGAGACAGGTGGGTGGGCCGCCTTCATCACCACCCCGCGTGGCAACAACCACGCCAAGACGATGTATGACAGCGCTGTTCAGAACCCGCGTTGGTTCTCGCAGCTGCTGTCGATCGAGGAAACAGGGGCGCTATCCGAAGCCGATCTGGATGAGGCTCTGAGGGAGTACCAAGACCTTCACGGGATAGAACTCGGCCGGTCGTTCTTCGAGCAGGAGTATCACTGCAGCTTCGCCGGGGCGATGGTTGGGGCCTACTTCGGCGCAGAGATGTCCCGAGCGGAGCGCCAGGGTCGCATGATGCCCATTCCAATCGACCCCTCCAGACCTGTCCACACGGTTTGGGATCTCGGCAAGGCTGTCAATAACCCGATCTGGTGCTTCCAGGTATACGGCAATCGGCCCTTGATCGTAGATTTCTACATTCCGGAGACTGACGACCTCGAAGACTGGTGCGATTGGCTGAATGAGCAGGGGTATCACGGGAACGATTACGTTCCGCATGACGCCGCGAACACCGAATGGGGCACGAGTAAGACCCGCATCGAGAGGCTGGTGGCAAATAAGCGCAAGCCGGTTCGGGTTGCCAAGGTCTCCGTCGCAGACGGCTTGCAAGCGGGCAGGCACGCTATCAATCAGGCGATTTTCCACAAGGGCAATGATGCCCGCGGCAAGCGCGTGGCTCACGGTGTTGATGGCCTCAAATCATACCGGCGAGAGTGGAGCGACGAGCTCAAGACCTTCAGGGAGATCCCGGTGAAGGACTGGGCAGAGCACATCGGTTCCGCTTGGAGGTATCTTGGCCTGTCTTGGCGCATGCCCCCAGAGGTCAAGAGAGAGCCGCCGAAGCCTCGACCTCAGCCCGGGCAGGTGCATATCGCCCCGCCGGACCTCAACGAGAACTCAAAGCGCACGAGGCTGTAAATGGACGCAGACACACAGCACCAAGAGCCGAGCGCGTCGAAGCCTTGGCTTGATGCCATCGAGGAGGCGGAAAAGGCCTTCAACGTCTGGAATGAGAAGTGCGACCGCATTGATGAGCTCTACGCCAATCTGAGCAAAATGGCTGATGCGCGAGGAGACCGGCAGTTCCAGATTTTCTGGTCAAATGTCGAGATCATGCGCCCATCGGTTTATCAGCGAGCTCCGCAGCCTGTTGTTATGCCTCGCCACAGCGACACGGGGGAGATCCCGCGCAAGGCCTCAGAGCTTGTCGAGCGGGCGCTTGAGTACGATGTGGAAGCCGATGACCTGCACGAGACCCTGCTTCTTGTGCGTGATGATCTGTGCCTTTCTGGGCGCGGCGTGCCCTGGGTTCTGGATGACGCGCGCTGCATCCACGTAGATCGTCGCGACTTCCTGCATGAACCAGCTCGAAAGTGGAAAGAGGTCAGCTGGGTCGCCCGCCGCGCCTACGTGGGGCGTGATGAGGGCGTGAAACGCTTTGGTGAGACCTTCCTTGATGCGAAACGGGAAGAGATCGGCAACGACAGGGGTGATGACTACCAATCGACTGGCCGCAAGGCTCAAGTTTGGGAGATCTGGTCAAAAACCAGCGGAACGGTCGTGTGGGTAACTGAGGGCGTCGATACTGTTCTGGATGAGCAGCCGCCCCTATTCGATGTGAAGGGCTTCTTCCCCTGTCCAAAGCCAGCATATGCCACTGTTGAGCGCGGCACGCTGAAGCCTATCCCCGATTTCGTCTATTACCGGGACCAGGTTGATGAGATCAACGAGCTGACTGCTCGCATCAGCGGTCTCGCAGAGAGCTTGCGTCTCAAGGGCTTCATTGCGGCTGGGGCTAGCGAGGTGGCAGACGCCGTCGAAACAGCGATGAAGCAGACTGACAATAAGGCAATTCTGATCCCGGTGTCCTCGGCAGCAGCGATGGGGGGCAAGGCTCTCCGTGACGCGATTGTGTGGCTTCCCGTGTCTGAGGTAGCAGGTGTAATTCAGGCATGTATCGAGCTGCGCAAGCAGTTGATTGATGATGTATATGAGATCACCGGATTGAGCGACATCATGCGCGGGGTGACACAGGCTCAAGAGACGCTCGGCGCTCAGAACCTTAAAGCCCAGTTCGGCAGCGTCCGAGTTCGCGAAAAGCAGTCTGAGATGGTGCGTGTCGCTTTGGATGTGCTGCGCATCAAGGCTGAAATCATGGCAGAGAAGTTCGGTATTGGCGAACTGATGCAAATGGCAGGAATGCAGCTGCCAACCGCACTGCAGGTCGAGCAGATGATGGCCCAAGCACAACAGTCAGGCCAGCAGCTTCCCCAGACAGTGACGGTCGAGCAGGTGGCTGCGCTTCTCACGGATCAGCGAACCCGCCCGTTCGCTATGGAGGTCGAGACAGACAGCACGATCGCGCCCAATGAGGCTGCAGAAAAGCAGAGCCGGACAGAGTTCTTGACGGCTGTTGGCGGATTCATCTCTCAGGCAGCGCCTCTGATCCAGTCACAGCCAGAAGCCGCCCCGTTCATGGGGGAGATGTTGCGCTTTGGTGCCGGCGCTTTCCGCGCGGGCCGGGATCTGGGGGGCGAGATTGACCAGTTCGTGGAGACGGTGAAGCAGAAGGCAGCGCAAGGGCAGGGGCAGCAGCCGAGCCCCGAGCAGATCAAAGCGCAGGGGGAGGCTCAAAAGTTGCAGGCGGACATGCAGGTCAAGCAGACAGAGTTGGCGCTCAAGGAGCGCGAGCTCGCTCTGAAGGAGTCGGAGGTTTCGGCCAAGCTGGAGGCGGGCCGCTATCAGGTCGACCTGAATGCAGCACTGAAGGCGCAAGATCAGCGGATCAAACTGCAGGAGCTTGGCGTCAAGCAAGACGAGCAGCGGCTGAAGGAGGCTCAGGCCGAGATCGACGCGATGATGCAGGTCGCAGAGGTAGAGCTTGAGCGAGACCAGCAGCGCCCGGTGGGGATTGGAGATAACTGATGCCAACGTTTTTGGGTCAAACCGTATCGCAGGCTGAGTATCAGCGGCTCAAGGCGCACTATGAGGAAATGGCGTTTCAACGCCGTCCAGCTCAGGGACAGCTCTGCGCCCCTATGTTGATTTCGGACTGCCAGAACGCTGTTCAGTCCATGACCAACGGCCAAGTCTATGACAGCAAGAGCGAGCTTCGGAAGGAGTACCGGCGCGCGGGCGTGATTGAGGTTGGCAATGACGTGCCCACCAAGCGCGCCACGCCGAGCCGGGATGAGCGCGACCAGCGCAAAAAGGCGCGTCAGGCCAGCGTGGGCAAGGCGCTTTCACAGGCGGGGTTTGGTGCCCCGTAAACGCGACCTCTCAGACAGGTGACAGATGAACGATTTTGCAGACACCGCCCCGGCGGAACAATCCCCCGCACCCGAAGCGCAGGTTCAATCCCCTGAGCCTCAAACAGAAGGCCAGTCGAATGAGGCAGCTCCGACCGCAGACGCTGAACCTCGCCGCAGCCGCCGTGAGGCTCTGGAGAAGGCGTTTGAAAGCATTGATGAGCCGGAGAAAGGGAAAAGCGCCGAGAACAAGGCGGTAAACGAGGCTGAGGTCCAGAAGCAAGAGCGCGGGCCGGACGGTAAGTTCGTCAGCAAGTCCCAGCCCGAACGGGCAGAGGTGAAGCCAGAGGCCAAGCCCGAAGCGAAGCCGGAGGGCGAGAGCAGCCATGCAGAGGCGCCATCTCGGTTTTCAGCTGATGCGAAGGCGGCGTGGAAGGATGCCCCGGAGCCGATCCGCGCCGAGGCACACCGCGCCATTCGAGAAATGGAGCAGGGGATTGCGGAATATAAATCCCGCGTGGAGCCGCTGGAGCCGTTCTATCAGATGGCCGAGCAGTCTGGAGTCAAACTGGAAGATGCGCTTGGCCGGTACGTGAACCTCGAAAACACCCTCCGCCAAGATCCGGTGCGCGGCTTTCAAGAGATCGCCGCCAACATGGGGCTCTCTTTGCAGCAGCTCTCTCAGATGCTTCAAACCGGCCAACCTGGGCAGGCCGATCCCCGAGATCAACAAATCCTGGCCCTCCAGCATCAGTTGTCGCAACTCCAGCAGGGCTTCGGTGAAGTGAACAAGGGCATCGAGAGTCAGCAACAGCAAGCAATTGAAAACCAGATCGCGCAGTTCGCGGCGGATCACCCACGTTTCAGCGAACTTGAGCAGACCATGACGGAGCTGATCCAGACAGGCTTCGCGAAGGATCTCCAAGACGCATACGATAAAGCCGACCGGCTGAACCCGGCCCCGGCTCCAGAGCCTCAACAGGCTCCCCCCGCGACCCCGGCTCATACCCGTGTGTCGCAATCCGTGACAGGCGCCCCTTCGGCTGGCTCAAACCCGGCGCAGCGGAAGCCGTCAACGAACCGACAAGAAGCCATTCAGCGCGCAATGAGCGCTGCGGGCTTCTAACTTCAACCAGATGGAGATGAGCAAATGGCTCTAAACCCAAACGAGCGCCTGCAAGAGGCGTTGTCGCTGGCCATCGAGGATCGTTCGACGGGATACCAAGATCTTGTGTCGAACTCGAACGTCCTCCTGGCCGTCATGAAAAGCAAAGGGATGTGGAAGACCTTCGAGGGCCCCACTATCCGCGAGCGCCTGCTCTACAATGAGTCCGGCACCTATACGCGCTATTCTGGCTATCAGTTTCTGAACCCGAAGCCTGCAGATCTGGTCAACGATGCCGAGTTTACGCCGAAGATGGCGGCCGTCTCGGTTGTCCTGTCCATGGAAGACATTCTGCAGAACAACGGCTCCACCGCGCAGCTCATGAATATCATGGACCTGCACCTCGAAGCGGCGGAAACAGAGCTGGAAGATCGCTTTGTTGAGGATCTTCACAGCGATGGCACTGCTGACGGCGGGCGTCAGATCGGCGGTCTGCAGCTTGCACTCCCGACCGACCCCACTGCGGGCACATACGGCGGCATCAGCCGAGCAAGCAACGCCATCTGGCGGACTTCGGCCTACGATGCGTCTACCGCGAGCTGGGATCAAACCAGCGAAACGGCAGTCACGAAGACGTCGGTTAAGCCCATGTTTAACCAAGTTGTCATCGAGCGCAGCCGTGGCCGCACCGGCCCGGATCTGATCCTGTCCTCTCAGGAGCACTACGGTGCCTATATGGGTGCGACTGAGGCCATCCAGCGCATTACTGATGGCGGCGGGAAGATTGCGAAGCTCGGCTTCCCATCGCTGAAGTTTTACGGCGCTGGCAAGTCGATGGATATCGTCCTGGAGGGCGGGATCGGTTCGGCCATGCCGTCTGACACCTCGTACTTCCTCACGACGGATCATCTGCGGTTCCGCTACCACAAGGATCGGAACTTCTCGAAGTTTGGCGGTAAGCAGACGCCGGTCAACCAAGACGCCGTTGTTCAGCACATCGGTTTCTATGGCGAGCTGACGCTGTGCAACCCGCTCCACATGGCCAAGCTTTACTAAGGAGGGCTGACCAATGGCAAACATTTCTGGCAATACAATCGGCGTTGATTTCACCAAGGTCTGGTCGGACGGGTTGGCGCAGCCTCGCCCGTTCAAGACCGGCACCACGGTGCTTGGCGACGATGGCAAGACGTATCAGTACGCCAAGGCCAGCGCGACCATCGCGTCGGGCAATACCGCAGTTAATATCACCCTTTCTTCCGGTGAATATGTGGCGGCGAACTCTGGCGGCTCCGCAGACAATGCTTCGGGCGTTTCGCTCGCAGCGGGCGATCACGCCTGGTTCAAGATCGATTGATGAAACGGCGGTGGGCCTTCGGGCCCACCACCTCCCCGCATCTCCCTCAGAAGGACTTCCACCATGGACCCGACCCAAAACCCTGACCTTTCGCTTGGCGTTGAATTCTTCATGCATGCTGTGCCGAACCCGCGCGAGACCAAAGCGCAGGGCCGCCCCATCTACGAAGACAAGGAATACATCCGCATCCGCTTCCCCGCTGACAATAAGCGCGAGCTCGTGGCGTCGGCACATGAGAAGCACTACAACCCACACGCCAAAGAACAGATGACCTATGCGGAGCGGTTCAAGCCTGCGTACGATGCCTTCAAGAGCGATGGCGATCTGGAGGGTGTACACGGCACCCCGCTCGTTGAGCTTACCATCCTGACCGCAGCCAAGCGCGCTGAACTCGTGGCTCAGAACATCAAAACGGTTGAGCAGCTGGCGGGCCTTCCCGATAACGCGATCAAAAAGCTGGGTATGGGCACCCGCGATCTGGTCGACAGCGCGAAAACATACCTTGAACGGGCCGCCAATCTGTCTGACACCGCCGCCCTTCATGCGCGCATTGCGGAGCTTGAAGCGGCTATGGCGGGCAACGACGACGCTCTGCCGCCTGCAGGAGACCAGTTCGAGGGCTTCTCTGAGGATGACCTGAAAAACATGATCGTTGATGCAGGCCATGAGCTCCCTAAAGGCAAGCTGACCCGTGATCGTCTGGTTCGCTCCCTGCAGTCTATCGCAGACGCGAAAGAGAAGGCGGCCTGATAATGTCTCGCACGGTCTTGGAGATCGCTAAATCAGCGGCAAATTCGCTTGGACTGGAGCCGCCGTCTGATTTGTTCGATAGTTCAAACCATACTGCAGTGCAGTTGCTTTGGGCTGTCACAGAAGCCTCTCTCAAGATCCTGCGAGAGCATGACTGGCGGCTGCTTTTCAAGATCAGCACTTCAACTGGTGACGGCAATGCTTCGGAGTTTTCGCTTCCGTCAGATTTCTTGCGGATGCCCGTTGGTGTAGATGTCTGGTCTTCGCGCATTCAGTCGGCTCTTTCCAGGATTGATCCGGAGGAGTGGCTGCAAATGGATGTCGGAATTGGCGACACGAGCTATGGCGCGTGGACGCTTTTCGGCGGCAATATCGTTTTTCGCCCCGCCTTATCTCAAGGCGAGGTGGCGCGCTTTTGGTACCTGAGCAATCTGGTCGTTCAGGAGGTCGGCGGAACTTATCGTGAGCGCTTTGCTTCAAATGATGACCAGTTCCGGCTGGACGATAGGGTTCTAGAACTGTTCCTGATTTATGAATGGCGAAAGCAGAAGGGGCTCGACTACACGGAAGAGATGCAGGACGCCTACAGCGCACTCTCTAAAGAGGCCGAAAGCGACAAGGGGGCTCGCATAATCTCTCAGCGCTCCAGCCGCAATCACCCTTTGAAAGTCGCGTATCCGGGGGTTATCACGCCATGAGGCGGGGTAAGAGGCCAGCTGGTGTGCCAGTTCGCGTGCCGGCACCTGTCAAGGGGCTGGTTGAGAATCTACCTGCTGTCACAGGTGATCCGCTTGGCGCTGAATGGCTCGAAGGCTTTGTGCCGACAGAGCGTGGCATCCGCGTTCGGGGCGGGATTCGTCGCGCCGCTTATGTTGATGGGGCAGTAAAGTCATTGCATAGATTTGTTGAGGCGGGGAACAATAAATTTTTTGCTGCAACTTCTAGCGCGCTCTACGATATCTCAGACCTCAACCCAGTCCACCAAGCAGCGCCAGCATCTAGCGGGTTAACTTCAGGTGACTGGACTGCCCAGCAAATTGGGACAAGCGGTGGTGACTTTCTAATTTTCGTCAATGGTAGCGACTACGCGCATCTATTTGACGGGTCTGACCTCAATCCTCAGGCAGATCAGCCGATAAGCAATCTGTCTTATGATGGCTGCACTTCGGATTTTTCTCCCGGAGAAACGGTGGCCGGGGCAATATCTGGGGCCACCGCCTTGGTGGCTGGAGTCGTTACCTCTGGCTCCACGAGCGGCACGCTAAAGCTGGGAACGGTCACGGGCGGGTCATTTCAGGATAATGAGGCCATTAGCTCCGCAGGCGGCGCAGCAATTGTGGACGGGGTGGTTTCGCCGGCTTCCGCAATCACAATAAGCGGCGTGAGCACCCGTAACCTTAGCCATGCCTGGGTATATCAGAACAGGCTTTTCTTTATTGAGAAGAACACTCTTCGCGCGTGGTACTTGCCCACCGCTTCGATCGGGGGTGCCGCTCTGGACCTTAGCCTAGCCGGGGTTTTCCAAAAAGGCGGATCCCTCCTTTTTGGCGCAACTTGGGCGCTGGATAGTGGGTCAGGTCTGGACGACAAGTGTGTATTTGTTAGCACTGAGGGTGAGGTGGCGATCTATTCTGGGTCTGATCCATCAAATGCCTCCTCATGGTCTCTTCAGGGCCGGTACGATATCGGTAAGCCGATTGGCAAGCGCGCAGTTATGCGGGCGGGCGGCGACCTGCTCATCGCGACAGATGATGGGATTGTGCCGCTATCCGAGGCCCTGCAGAGAGATCCCGCCGCTCTTTCCCTCGCCGCCGTCACGAGCCGTATCCGTGACACATGGGATAAAACCGTTCTGGACTACGGTCGAGATGTTGAGATTCTGAAGTGGACCCAAAACAATCTGATGCTCGTGCAGTTCCCTGGTAGCGAGAGGATGTTGACTGCCAACCTGTTAACTGGCGCTTGGGCTACGCAGGGCGGTTGGCGCGGCAACTGCATGGGGGAATATGACGGGGCCGTCTTCGTAGGGCGCGATGATGGGCGGATCTATCAGATTGATGATACTGGCGAAGATGACGGTGTAGATATCGTGGCTCAGGCTTGCATGTCGTTTTCGGATTTTGGAAATCCAACGTCATTCAAGCGCGCAAGTCTCGCAAAGGTTGCCTTTAACGCCTACGGCGACTTTGCATATTCCGTTTCAATTTCAGAAGACTATAGGGTGCAGTTTCCTTCGGCGCCCGATCCGCTTCCAGATCAGACGGATCAACTCGTTTGGGGCTTTGGCAACTGGGGCAATAAAGTTTGGAAACGCAAAGGGGCGAACCCTCGGCAAGGCCGGGTGGATCTTTGGCGGGCCGTTTCTGGAGCGGGCCACGTGATGGCTCCCGTGCTGCAAGTTACATCCAGCGGATTTGAAAAACTGGACGCCGAAATCCTTGCAATTGACATCGTGGTTGTCGGAGGCGGGCGCGTTTCATGAGGTTGACGTGGGGGCTAGAGCCTCAAGTCTGCCAGTTTGTTGGTGCTTTTGCAGGAGGCCGGGACTTCGGCCCATGCCAAGCGCTAGCAATGCTGGAGGGCGGAAGGCTTGTGGGCGGGGCTGTGATCCATGACTGGAACCCTGAAGCTGAAACGATCGAGATCTCAGCGGCTACCACTCGCAAAATAAACTGGCGTCGGCCCGTCCGAATGATAGCCGGGTATGTCTTTGGAACAGTCAAATGCCAGGCGGCCATTATCAGAACCGCAGAGGGTAATACAGCAGTTCGCAGACTGGCTCGCTCCATGGGCGGCACAGAGCATATCATACCGCGGTTGCGCGGTCGCATGGCCTCAGAAGCCTTGATCGTAATCACTTTGGAGGCGTGGCAGTCGTCACGTTGGGTAAAATGAAGTCACCTAAACCACCAGCGCCGCCGGATCCAAAAGAAACGGCGGGGGCGCAAACCGCGAACAACGTGGGCACGGCTATCGCCAATGCGCACTTGGGCAACGTCAACCAAGTGACACCCGATGGCAGCCTTACCTACAGCCAGACAGGGACATACAAGTACACAGACCCGAACACTGGGTCGGAGTATGATATCCCAACCTTCACCGCCACCCAGTCGCTGTCCCCTGGGCAACAGTTGATCCACGATAAATCCACAGAGGCGCAAGGAAATCTGGCGAGCATGGCGGCAGACCAGTCTGCGCGAATTTCCCAGCACCTCGGAAGCACCATGAACTTTGACAGCCTCCCGCAGGGTGGCTCAGCAGGTGGTGTGGCGGGATACATGGCTCATGCCAATGGTCGTGACGGTATCAGGACTAATGTTGACCCAAGAACAGGAGAAATCCAGCGTGGCGTAGACAGTAGGGCGGAAGAAGTCAGGTCAGGGGCGCGAAGTCGCTCTGGCGACATCCAGCAGGGGCTGGCAAGTCGTTCCGGAGAGCTGCAGTCATCCATTGACGCTGGTACTGCTGAAATTCAAGGGCAGGTTGATCGCCAACAGTTTCAACAGGGCTTTGATGAGGTCGGGGCCGGCCCAAGAACCTATGGCACCGATTTTTCGGATGATCGCAGGCGCGTAGAGGCTGCACTCATGTCTCGGATGAATCCGCAGCTTGAGCGTGACCGTGAGAGTTTGCGCACTTCTCTCATCAATCAAGGTATCCGTGAAGGGTCCGAGGCATTTGATCGCGCCATGAGCCGTGCCGACCAGGCCAGCACCGACGCGCGAATGCAAGCTATCCTTGCAGGCGGTCAGGAGCAGTCTCGCTTGGCGGGCCTGGAGGCTCAAAGGGCCGCCTTCGAGTCGAGCGCTCAGCAGCAGGCTTACAATCAAGCTCAAGGGCGGGCTTCATTCGGGAACTCTGCGAAAGCGCAGCAGTATCAGGCAGATTTGGCCGGGGCCTCTCTGGCGAACTCCGCCGCAGGGCAGCGTTTCGGGCAGCAATTGCAGGCAGCTCAATTCGGAAATCAGGCGACAGGACAGCAGTTTGCGCAGGACGCAGAGGCAATGCGTCTAAACAATGCCGCAGTCGACCAGGCGCAGGCGCAAGACCTCCGTTCAGTTCAGTCTGACAACGACGCAACGGCGCAGCGGTTCCAGCAGGATTTGGGTGCTGGAGCCTTCAGGAACCAGGCTACCTCGCAGGCGTTCACGCAAGATCTGGGGTCCGCACAGCATCAGAATGCCGCGCAAGCCCAACGGTTTGGTCAAGCGATGGCCATTCAGCAGCGGGCGGATCAGGACAGAGCAGTTGCGCGTGATGAGGCGATGGCATTGCGAAACCAGCCGATCAATGAAATTGGCGCCCTGCTTGGAACTGGGCAGGTCTCTCAGCCCAATTTCGTAAACCCGAACATCAGTTCCATAGCGGGAACTGACAGAGCTGGCATCGAAATGGGCGCCTACGGCCAGCAGCTGGACGCTTGGAAGGCGCAGACAGCCTATCGCCAGTCCCTCATGGGCGGTATTCTCGGGGCCGGTGGGCAACTCGGTGCTGCCGCGCTGATGAGCGACCGTCGCATCAAATCCGATATTCGCAGGATCGGACGCAACGGCCGCCTTCCGGTCTATGAATTCCGGTACATTGGGGACGATCAGAAGCATGTCGGGTTCATGGCTCAGGACGTACTCAAGGTGGATCCAGGGGCAATTGTGTTCTTGGAGGGCGGCTTGATGGCTGTCGACTATGACAAGGCTCGGGAGGCTGCGGGATGAAATACTCTTTCGGCGGCAACACCGGCCAGACATACGAGCAACTCCAGCGCAAGCGCTCTCTTGCTGAGGCGATGATGGCTCAGCAGAAGGCCCCCCAGAATGTGGGGGAGGGAATAAGTTCTGCCGCTCGATCCATCGCTGGGGCTCTGATTGCGCGCAAGGCCGACAAAGGTCTAGCGCAGGGTAAGGCAGACTTTGACAGCAAGTGGTCTGGCCTCTCTGGCGCTCTAATGGGCGCTCAGGGTGGTGGCTCGACCGCGAGCGCCCCCATGGCCCCTGTGGAGGCGCCTGAGCTGCGCAGTGGACTGATTGAGCGAGGGTTGCCAGAGCACATCGCAGACGGCTTCCTGATGAACTTTCGGGACGAAAGCGGCCTCAACCCCGGCATCAACGAGCAAAATCCAATCGTGCCTGGATCTCGTGGCGGCTTCGGCCTGTCGCAGTGGACCGGCCCGCGCAGGAAAGCGCTGGAGTCATTTGCGCAGCAACATGGGAAGCCGGTCAGCGACCCGAACCTGCAGCTCGACTTCCTCATGACAGAACTGCAAGGCCCGGAGAGCGCGGCGTTTGAAAAGATCATGGGAACACAGGACGCAGGAAGTGCGGCTGCGGCGATTGCCACGCATTTCCTCCGCCCCGCTCAGGAGCATCTAGACCGCCGCGTTGCGAAATACACCGGCGGTGCTTCCCCATCTGGCTCCGGGGGCTCCGGACTGGCGCAGGCCATGCAGCTCGCTCAGCTTGCAGCAAGCCCATATGCATCCGGTGAGCAGAAAGCTCTGGCGCAGGCGCTGATGCAGCAGCAGATGCAGGCAAACGACCCAATGCGGCAGTTGCAGATGCAGAACCTGCAAAGCCAAATTGCCGCGCGGCAGGCGGGGCCAGAGCCTACAGGCTCGATGCGTGAGTACCAAATGGCCCAGCAACAGGGGTTTGATGGAAGTTTTATGGACTTTCAAACCCAACTTGCAAAGGCGCGCCGGTCGAAAACGGATGTTACCGTGAACACCGGCGGCCAAGGCCCAGAGCTTGGTAAACTGTCGACGGATTACGGGTACGTGCTTGACCCCAAAACGGGCCAAGCGCGGATCGACCCTGAAACTGGCCTCCCCGTTGCGGCACCCGTGCCTGGAAGCCCTGCTGCTCAAGAGATTGCCGAAAATGAACGGGCCGCGAGTGAGCGTGGCGCGCAAGCCGGTCGGTCTGCAAACATCGTCCTGCAGGATATTGATCGCGCTATTGAGCAGACGGGAGAGTTTGGCACAACGGGCTTGATCGGATCGATCGCCAGCAATGTCGGCGGCACAAACGCGCACGATCTCGAGAACACGCTGCGCACTGTTCAAGCGAACATCGGGTTCGACCGCCTCCAGCAGATGAGGGAGGCCAGCCCGACCGGAGGGGCGCTTGGCGCGGTCTCAGAACGGGAGCTTACTGAGCTGCAGGCGGTGATGGGGAGCATCAAACAATCCCAGAGCCAAGAGCAGCTGCAGCGCAACCTGACACGCCTCAAGGGGTTGTATCAGGACATCCTTGCGAAAGCAGAGGCTTATCCGAATGCCGCGCAGTTTGGCTTTGGGGATGATGAACCCGCCGCTCAGGCCGGGTTTGAGCAGTTTGCCGCGGATCCATCAGCGATTGCTGCGGCTGAAAAGTACGGTGTTTCCCTTGAGGAAATGTGGCGGATCAAGCAGGAGGGCCAGTAATGGACGAATTCGAAGCGCTAGCCCTTGCTGCCGCTGCTCACAAGCGCAGGCAGTCAACCCCGTCTCAACGCAATGAGGACGGCACGTATGGCCAACCCCCGGAGGGTATGTTTGTGAACCCGGGCACGGGCCAGATGACGAGCCGCGAGATGATCGAGAGCAACACCAATTCCAGCGTGGGCGGAACCGTTGCTCGTGGGATTGGTGCGGGTGTCACCTTCGGCCTTGATGATGAAGCGCAAGCACTTGGCGCGTTTGTTCGCGGCGGGCCAGAACTGGGAAAGTTTCGGCTTGAACAGGCGCGAGCGCAACAAGACGTTGATGCGGAGCAGCACCCTGTCGCAAGCACCGGTGGCAAGATTGCGGGTGCGCTCGTCCCAGCTGCCGGATCTGCCCCCTTGGCCGTGGGGAAAAGCCTGTTCGGTTCTGTGGGCCGAGGGGCTCTGATCGGTGGCCTCGAAGGTGCCGCACATGGCGCCGGTGGGGGTGAGGGCCTTGATGGGCGCGTGAATGGCGCTGCATGGGGGGGCACTGTTGGGGGAGCCGTCGGCGGTGTGGCGCCGGCTGCCATCGCGACGATCAAGAACACTCTCAACCCCGCTATCGCTGCATTCACCCGTAAGCCGAGCGAGGCGAAGGTCCGTCGTGGCCTTGTGGATGCTCTGCAGCAAAGCGGAAGGTCTGCCGATGATGTCGCAGCCGAGGTCGCGGAGGCTGGATTGGAGGGGCAGGGTGAATTCCGGTTGATGGATGCCCTCCGCGAGGCTGGACAGCGGCGAGCTAGCGGGCTGGTTCGCGCCGGTGGAGATGGTGGAGCCGAGCTTGCGGAGTTTCTCGAGAAGCGTCAGCTTGGCCAGCCAGAAAGAGTGGCTGGTTTTATCGATGATGCCTTCGGCATGGGTGGAGAGACAGCGCAAGCTCGCGCTGCTGCCCTCACGGCGGCCCGTGGTCAAGCTGCAGATGCGGCTTACGATGCCGCCCGCAGCAATGCCGCGCCGGTCGATGTTCGCAGCGCTCTACGCGTGATCGATGATCGGATCGGGGGCATGCAAGGCAGCGGTGTCACTGGCGATGGGATTGACGCCAAGCTTGTCCGCTATCGGTCGCGGCTTGCCGCACCTGAGAGCAAGCTACCAGAGGGTGAGATTGCACGCGAACTGAGTGACTTTGATCGTGTTCTCGGGGTGAAACAGGCCGTCCAGGATGATATTGGCGCTGCCGTACGAACTGGTCGAAACAATGAGGCGCGTGAGTTGGGCAAGCTTGTGGCAGCTCTTGATGAAGCGCTAGAGGGCGCAAGTGAGGGCTACAGGGCGGCAAATGACAGCTTCCGGAACGCTTCTCAGGTAATCGGTGCTGTTGATGAGGGTGCGCAAATGGCCCGCCCTCGCCAGAGAGCAGCGGACACAATCGCTCGCTTCCAGTCAATGACCCCGGAGCAGCAGTCTGCAGCGCGTGTCGGATACGGAGATACCCTCTTGGCCAGATTGGAGGCGGCAAACGCCCCAACATCCAATCGTGCGAAAGCTCTGCAAAGCCCGAAGGTAGAGGCAGAGAGCGGGGCCATGTCCGTGGATCCTGGCTTGCTATCTCGCAGGATCGATCGCGAAAACGCAATGTGGGGTGTTCAGAACAGGGCGCTTGGAGGGAGCCGCACGGCTGACAACCTTGCGGATATTGAGGCCACAGAGAGGACCACATCAGGGCTCGTAGGGGCTCTGGTCGATCTGGGGAACTTGAACGCTGGGACAGCCGGGCAGAAGGCTATCGGCGCAATTGGATCACTGGTCCGCGGTGAAAATAATGCTACCCGGCAGGCGCTGGCGCGCGCCCTGATGTCGGCAGATCCGCAAGCTGTGCTTTCGCCAGCCGTTCGGAAGCAATTCCAGTCGAATGTGCGTGATGGTCTCGTTGCTGCGCTGATGCGCCAGCCGGTTCGCGAGAGCTTTACGCCTTGATTCAATCGCCGCCCGCGATAGTCATGGAGACTGAGGCGCACAATATGGCGATCGGGAACGCAACCATCATCCAGTCGATAAAAACGCTGTCGCCGTCTTCCTTGCCGAGCCTGCGCCGCCTTACAATGTTAAAGACGCCGAACCCGAATATGAAGCAAAACATGTGCGCAGCCATTACTGCCGCCAAGTTAAGAGCAATTGGCGACCTCAAGAAGTCCGGCCCGACCCCTTTCAGGGCTGTAACCCAGAGGCCAGCACTGATGAGCATCGGCATCGCCATCATGGCAAGGTACTTGGTAGCCGAGGGCGTGCCCTCGGTACCGCGTTTTTCGTGCCAAGTATAAAAAAATGATCCGTATGCGAACACGGCGGACAAGGCGTTGGCCAAAAAAACTCCGGCCCAAATTGCCCAGAACGGGAATTCTGAAGACGCATCCATCCGCTCAACCTATTCATGAAAAGACAGTAACGCAATGGGGTGCTCAATCACCCTCCCTAATGAGCTTGATGATTTTCCGGCGTGTCTCTGGGGAGTATCGCTTCAGGATTTCTTCCAGTTCAGCTTCTTCCGGGTCGGCTGGGGCTGGGTACGCCTCTTCAAGGGTGGCCACGATCTCGGCGGTCATGCTTCGGTGGTTCTCTCTCGCAGCCCTTTCCACCCGATATTTGAGATCTTCGGGAATTCTAAGTCGGAAATGTAAGTCATCACGTGCCATGCCGCACCAATGCCCCACTTTTTTGTTGACGGCAATGCCACACGTATGACACACAATAAATGACACACGGTGTGTCATTGATGGAGGAACCACATGAATAAAGTGAAACGACTGCGCTGGACTGCCTGTTTGCCGGAGGATGTTGATCGGTATCTGTCTGATGAGGCACAGAAAAACTGTACGAGCAAGAACGCCGAGCTGATCCGAGCGGTTCGAGCAGCGCGTCGGGCCGAAGAGGCCACCGCACAAAAGTAAAGGCCGTCAGCGATCTTGGCGGATCTGACGGCCTTTGGATGAAACTTCACTTCAAGATGAAAGGATCGGCAATGAATGTAGCCGTGAACAGCAACGATTTCAATGGTCTCGTGAATGATAGCCTAAAGACCACCTCCCGCATCATCGCGGAGAAGTTCGGGAAAGAGCATCGGAACGTGATGCGGGATATCCGAAATGTGATCGATGCAAACCCTGAATGGGGGGTGCTCAATTTTGCGCAGACCCCCTATGTTGACCCTCAAAACGGTCAGACCTACCAGATGTACGAAATGACCCGTGACGGGTATTCGATGCTGGTCATGGGGTTCACCGGTAAGAAGGCGATGGAATGGAAGATCAAGTTCCTTGAGGCGTTCAATGCTATGGAGCAGCGCCTTAAGGATGGCGGTGGCTTCCAGCTTCCCCAGAGTTTCGGTGAGGCGCTGCGGCTTGCAGCTGATCAGGCGGAGCAAATTGAAGCAATGCGCCCGAAGGTCGAGGCGCTGGGTCGCCTGGAGGCGTCGGAGGGGTCTCAGCTCCCGAGCGTTGTGGCGAAAGTCCTCTCCATGCCTCAGACCCGCTTCTTCAAGGAACTCCATGCCAAAAACTGGACGTTCAAGCGCGGGAATGTCTGGGTGGGGTATGAGGACAAGGTGAAGCGCGGGTACCTCGAGAATAACACAAAGACCTTCATTGATGGCAATGGGGAGGAGCGTACCAGCGTTCAGTTGAAAATCACCCCAAAGGGTATGGCGCGGCTCGCTCAAATCTTCCCGAAAGGCGGTGCGGCATGAAACGACGTCAGTTTCTTGCCGGAACCGTCACCATTCCCGCCCTCGGCGCAGCAATTGCCACTGCGTCGGTCCTGAAAGACCGGCACGCCGCTTGGTTCGAGGAATGGAAGGCGCTGCGGGAACAGTATGCAGCTCTCCCCTCGAAGGAGGCCGAGTGCGAAGATCTCTGGAACCGGTTCGAGGCAGTTGAGCGCCTGATTGTGGAAACACCAGCAACCACGCCTCAGGGCATGGCAGTGCAGATCCAGTTCGCCATCGAGGATGGCTTGGTTGGTGATGCCTGCGGCGGTGAATTCCAAGGCGCAGACTTGAACATGTTCCGCAACATCGCCGCCACTCTGGAGGCGTTGAGCGCAACCTGACCTAACCCCCTCCAAACAGAAAAACGAAACCCCGCTCCGGCGGGGCTTCCCGCGTTTATTCCCCATCATCTAAGGAGGCCGATATGCCCCGCAACCCGTCTGGTGAATACTCTCTCCCCGCGAGCTACTTGGCAGTAGATGGCCAAACCGCCCGCGCCGATCAGCACAATGAACCCCTTGAGGACCTTCGTGACGCAATGAACGAACCGACCCCGATTGCAAAGGGTGGGCATGGCGCGACAACCGCTGCGGCGGGGCTCGCTGCACTTGGTGGTATGCCGAAAGCTGGCGGGGTATTCACAGGCGGCGTCACAATCAAGGGGCTGGAGCGGGTTAAGGTTGAGCTAAGTGGCGTCAATCCCGTTATTGACCTGCAAGAGGGTACAGTTTTTTCGATCACCACAACCGGGGACACGACCTTCTCGTTTTCCAACCCGGCTGCATCAGGGCGCGCATCTCTATTCGTTGTGCTCTTGGAGGTCGGGGGGGCGCATACAGTCAGCTGGCCCGCATCTGTTCGTGTACCACCACCGGCGCTTTCGAGCGGTGGCATTGCGGCGTACATCTTCCTGACAACCGACGCAGGTCTTACATATGAGCACCTGAACAGTCACGGGCAGGGTGTTGATGTGCAGCAGTTTTCTAACAGTGGAACCTGGACAAAACCAACAGATGCAACGGTGGCGCAGATTTATTTAGTGGGAGCCGGCGGAGGTGGTGCGAATGAAACGGCAACATCTGCGCCCGCTCAGGGGGGCGCTGGGGGCGAGGGGTTCTCCACCTTTGTCGCAGCTTCAAGCCTGGGGGCGACTGAAAGTGTCACAATTGGCGCTGGCGGCGCAGGAGCGCCAAGTGGCACAAACGGGGAGGGGGCGGACGGAGGGAGTACCTCATTTGGATCTAGCCTTGTGGCTTATGGAGGTAGAGGGGGGGCACGAAGCACCGGACACGCTCTACCATCCCGACACCCTGAAACAGAATCATCCCCCGGCTATGATGGCCATTTCGGTTACTCGAATAGGCCGACAATTCTTGGTGGCGGCGGTGGGGGTATTAGCTATTCCAGTTCCGCAACGTCAGGCGGCGGCTCTGAAATTGGGGGGGATGGTGGGTCCGGGAGCTTTAATGCCGGGATTGCAGCCAATGACGGCAATGCAAAAGGCGGTGGTGGGGGAGGATCAACCAACGATGGCGGCGGCGGCAACGGTGGCGATGGATATTGCCTCGTGATTAGTTGGTAAGGGGAAGGCAAATGAAATACGCAATCATTGAAAACGGCAAAGTCGCCAATATCGCGAAAGCCGAAGCGCCACTTGCAGACAACTGGGTTCCAGCGCTGGATGCGCGTATTGGCGACTTGTGGGACGGCGAGACTTTCACCTCCCCTGCGCCGCCCCCTCCTACTCCCGGTGACGTAAACGCCGAACGCGCTCGCCGCCTCGTTGCTGGCACGTCTGTGAATATCACCGGCCACGGTCCCGTTACCCTCTCTGGGCGCGACGAAGACACGCGCAACCTGCAGGGCCTCGCTTTCGCTGCGCAGCTTCGGCTCTCCCAGGGCGATACGACACACCAGACCACGTTCAGAGACGCTGAGAACGTCGATCACGTTCTGACGCCCGCGCAGGTGCTTGAAATGTGGTCCTTGGGTTCAGCGTGGATCGAACAGGTCTATGCCGCGAGTTGGGCGCTGAAAGACACGCAAGGTGGCATCCCGGCAGACTACGGCAATGACGCATATTGGCCGCAGTAACTGGTTTATCCGCCACGGGGACGGATACCTAACCACAACTGAACTCGCATGGGAGATTGGGGCCAAGGGCTCCGGTCTCTTTCTTTACGTGCCACCGGGCTTTGCCTTTGACGTTTCAATCCCCCGTTGGGCCGGGTGGATCTTTGACCGGCACGATCCCCGATATCTGAGAGCCGCTGCGCTGCATGATTACGCCCTTCACCGGCTTGGCTGGGGGCGGGTCAGCGCGGCGGCACCCTTTTCCGAAGCGCTGCGCGCCGCTGGCGTTTCGCGCATCCGCAGGCTGGCAATGGTGCTGGCCGTCACCATCCACAAATGGAGATGAGCAAAGCACATGAGAGACCTGCTGTTTTCGATGGAATTCTGGCTGGCAATGGCGGCGGCAATCCTGCTCAAGCTGCGCGCCTCGCCCCAGATCACCCTGTTCGGGGCCATCACCACCACCGCGTCAGCGATCTGCTGCGCCCTGGTGTTCACCGAGCCACTGATGGACTGGTTGGAGCTGGACGGCGAGGTCTACACCTACGCCGTTTGCGCGCTGATCGCGCTGACCGGTGAGCATATCGCCCGGCAGATCCTTTCCCTCGGAATTGAGGATGCCGTCCGACTTCTGCGGGGGAACAAGAAATGACCTGGGGCAAGTTTATCGTCGGGGCTTGGGGCGTGGTTCTCTCTCTCAGCCTCATGACCAGCGCGCTACCCGCCAGCTGGTGGTTTGAACCTGGCGCGGTCAGGGTCTCCGACGCACGACGGGGTGCCTGCGCTGGAATGGATTTTGATCGCGAAATCAATCGGCCCTTCTTCGGGAAGTGGAAGGTCACGGTCATGCGAAAGTCTAGCGGCGGGGGTTGGTACACCTTCCGCATCTTCCCTGGGGAAAATGACTACCGCCCAGACAACAGCCTTCCCGAGGATTTGGACCTCTGCTGGTGGATCTGGGAAGACAGCATTGACCTCCCACCTGGCGAATATCGCATCAACACGCTTTGGCGGATTTTTCCAACAGCGGGAGGTGTGCGCGAGGTCAGGCGCACCAGCAACACATTCACGATCAGCGGAGGCTAGAATGCAGAAGAACTTCGACCGAAGCCTTGATTGGGTTCTGGCCCATGAAGGCGGTTATGTGAACCACCCCAAGGATCCTGGGGGAGCTACGAATATGGGTGTCACTCAGCGTACGTATGATGCAGATCTACGGCGTCGCCAGCTGCCGTCTCGCAGCGTCCGGCTTATCAGCATGGAAGAGGTGAAGGCGATCTATCGCAGCCAGTACTGGGACAAGGTAGGTGGCGATGAGCTTCCCGGCGGCTTGGACTACTGCGTGTTTGATTTCGCGGTAAACAGCGGGGTTTCGCGGGCCGTGAAGTTCATGCAGCGCCAGCTGGGGGTCAAGGCTGACGGCATCGTCGGCGTGAACACCATGGAAGCCGTAGACCGCGCTGATGTGGAAGGGCTGATCCAGTCGATCTGTCAGGCCCGGTTCTCCTGGCTGAAAACACTGCGGCACTGGGGCACGTTTGGCCGCGGCTGGACGCGCCGGGTGATGGGGGAAAGCCTCGGCGTTCAGGCGCGCGACACCGGTGTGATCGATCGCGCGGTCTATCTCCATCGTGAACTTGCCGTCATTCACGCGCCGTCGTATCGCGAGGATGGGTCCGGGGCTCGCGCCGAAGACGGCGAACGGAGCCTGTCCGCTACGGTCAAAGGACTGATCAAATCCGGCAAGGGCTGGACCAATGGTGGCGCTCTGGGTGGCGGCGCAATCGCCCTCACACAGCTGGAAGGCCCGGTTGCGTATGCCGTGGCCGCTGCGCTGCTGATTGCCGCTGTGACAGTTGCACTGTACTTCCTGCGCTCGCAGGAGGCTGCGGTATGACGGGCTTGATCGCATTTCTCATGCGCATGGGGTTCGGCGGCATGGTGGACAAGGCCATCAGCCATTTGGAGCGCCGCGCGGAGCTGCAAAATGACCGCGAGAAGCTCAGAAGCCAAACGACTGTCGAACTGGCGCGTGAGGCCGTGAAAGAGGCCCAGGTCATGGCCGACTACAATCGCGCCAAGCTCTCCTTTCCGTGGTTCTGGTTGTTCGCTGCGCTATTCCTTGTGCCCCTGGCGGCGTGGTGGAGCGCGGTCATTCTCGACAGTATCTTCGGTTTCACCTGGTCTGTCGCAGATCTGCCAACCCCGCAGATGCAGGAGTGGGCCGGGGATATGATCCGCTGGCTGTTCTATGTCGGCACGGGGGTCGGAGCGCTGAAATCGCTTCGCTGAAACTGGCACAACCTCTATGACGAAGCCCCGCCGGTGAGCGGGGCTTTTTCGTTTGGAGACGGTGCCGAAGCTTGGAACTCTTGCCCCGGCACCGTCTGCCCCCGACCGTTTGAGCCGTACCTACGCCTATGGGTGCAGAAATGCAATCAGAGCGCGTTTCGTTTTATGATCGTTTGAGGGGGTTGGATGGATTGGGTCTTGTCCAGTTCTTCGGTCAGGTTTCCGGTTGCGCCGACACCATGACCATCAAGGCCAAAGAGCAGATATTTCCCGCCCTCTGTTTTACCCACGGCGTTGAATGGACCGACGGCTACGATGGTGACGGGCTTGCCGGATTGCCGCGCATATCGACGCCCGACCTTAGGTGTTGGGTAGGACAATGTTTGGCCTCCGGCGGTTTCTGGACCGGACCGAAGCCCGGCCGTTTGATCAGGCGGCCAGCTGGTCGCGCAGGCGGAAGCCGAGCAGCGGCCACAGCTTTTCGCGGGCGTTGGTGCGGGCGATCTTCTGGCCGATCTCGGCGTTGAAGTTCTCGGGGCTGGCGCAGGCGCTCTCGCCCGTGACCGTGTAGCCGTTTTTCAGCGTCAGGCAGCAGACCGTCAGGCAGGAGCCGGGGAATACGTGGTAATCCTCGGCCACGATCTCGGCGTCCAGATCCTCGGGCGTGATGCGCTTGGCGGTCAGGCCCTTCTCTTTGATTTCAGCCTCGATGGCCGCTTCGTCTTTGCTCATGGGTATCTCCTTTCGAGCGGTGGGCTAGTTAGACTTGGGGTTTTCGTCGCGGAGGCCGTTCACCGCAGTATGCGCGTTTGCGTGTTGCGATGGCCCGTCAGAAACAGACAGCTTGCCGTTGCGCCAATCGTAAGCGACGACGCCGGTATGGCTTCCCGGTAGGCGGTTCACTGTGATGTGGTGCTGCATCGTTTTCCTTTCGGCGGTTTTAGGATGTGTTGTTGACTGAATAAGCGATATCGGTTACTCAGTCAATAAGCGATATCGCTTAATGTGGAGCGAACCGGAAAATTGACAGACTTACCGATATCGGATACCGCCGGACGCATGGGACGACCTCCGATGAACGTGAAGCCGACTGTTGTGCGCCTCTCGCAAGAGGCGTTGGACCGCATCGAAAAGATTGCAGGGCCGAACCAGCGCGCCGCGTTCATCCGTGAAGCGGTAGACAGCGAGCTGGAAAGACGCGAGGCAGAGTCTCAAAACCCTGTCCAAACCGGCGGCGATGATGGCGAGATAGAAACCGTCGATGACGGCGAGGAATCCAACTAA